AAAACTCAATTTTTTCTTAACACCTGTAAAGCAGATATTGTCGGTGCACATTTAGAATTAGATGGCTTTGAAATGCAAAAAGGAATTCCATGTTCTGGCGGCATGTCATCAGATGTTTTTCGTAGATTTGATTTAGTTATGTCAGGACATTTTCATACTAAAAGCTCTCAAAGTAATATTCATTATCTTGGCAGTCAGATGGAATTTTTTTGGTCTGATGCTAACGACCGTAAATACTTTCATGTGTTGGACTCCGAGACGCGTGAACTCACCCCTGTTGAGAATCCTATCACATTGTTTGAGAAGATCCTCTATGACGATACCAAGCAACAACAAGCACTACGAAATGTTGCTGGATTAGATAACAAGTTTGTAAAGGTTATTGTCATCAACAAGACCAAGCCTCAGGAATTTGAAAAGTTTATTGATAGAATCAATATGCGAAAGATCCATGGACTTCAGATCGCAGAGAACTTCCAAGACTTTGCGGGCAAACAAGTTGATGATGATAAAATAAACATTGACTCTACCGATGATTTGTTATATACTTACATAGACGCTGTAGATACAGACTTAAATAAAGAACGTATCAAAGGTCAAGTTCGCGAATTAATGGTTGAGGCACAATCACTAGAGATAGCATGATAACATTTCATACATTAAAATATAAAAACTTTTTAAGCACCGGCGACAATTTTACGAACCTTAATTTAGAAGAGACCGCAACCTCTCTCATTGTAGGTCAAAATGGTTCTGGTAAATCCACTATGCTCGATGCTCTTTCTTTCTCTCTTTTTGGAAAAGCACATCGTAATATCAATAAAGTACAATTGATTAATAGTGTCAACAACAAAGGAACTGTTGTTGAAGTTGAGTTTACCGTCGCCGGTGCACGTTATAAAGTTGTTCGTGGTTTAAAACCGGCAGTGTTTGAGATTTGGCAAGGTGAGACTATGATTAATCAAGACTCTCATGCCAAAGAATATCAAAAAATTCTAGAACAAAACATACTAAAACTAAATCACAAAACTTTTCATCAAATCGTGGTGCTGGGGAGTAGCAGTTTTATTCCTTTTATGCAACTCCCTGCATCCACGAGGCGAGAAGTCATTGAAGATCTTCTAGACATCAATGTGTTTTCTAAAATGAATACCATTCTAAAAGAAAAAACTTCTATGCTTAAAGAATCTATATCTGGTAATAGCCATGAGTTACAATTGGTACAGACCAGAATAGATTCACAAAAGCGCCATCTATGTGAGTTAACAAAAATCTCTGAAACTGCCAAGCAAGAAAAATTAGATCAAATTGCTGAGGAACAATCAGAGTTGGCCCGCCTTAACACCCAAGTAACAGAATGGGAAGACGCTCTGCTGTTAGATTTACAACGGCGACAACAAAGTCTCGATAAAAAAATCAACGAGATTGGTAAGTATGTCTTTCAGTTTAACTCTAAGCAGAAAGCCTCTAATAAAGAGATTAAGTTTTATGAAGACAACGAAGACTGCCCCACCTGTCAACAAAACATCGAAACCTCCTTCAGACTGGATAAGGTACAGAACGCCCAGCACAAACGGGATGAACTGGAGCAAGCGAGAAACGATGCCGAATCAAAAATCGGAGAGTTAGAACATGAAAAAAATATTCTTCAAGAAAAAATCAATGTTGAAAATGATAAACTGGATTCTGTCAAGACAGTCCGTGAGAAAATCACATGGACACAAAGAAGACTTGATGCTTTACAGAGTGAGTTATCCGAACTCGAAACAGGTGTACATAGCCTGTCCGAAGCACGAGATACTCTCTCAAGTGAAGAAAGTAAAAAAAGCGCTCTTACCGAAGAGCGCCTAGAACTAGCAGAACAACGTGAATACAACAATGTAATCACAGAACTTCTTAAAGACACTGGTATTAAGACTAAGATCATAAAGCAGTATCTGCCTGTAATCAATCAGTTGACTAACCAGTATCTTCAAGTGTTGGACTTCTATGTCCATTTTGACCTAGACGAAGCATTCAAGGAAACAATTCGCTCGCGACATCGTGATGCGTTTTCTTATGATAGTTTCTCCGAGGGTGAAAAACAACGCATCGACTTAGCACTTCTGTTTACTTGGAGGCAGGTTGCTAAGATGAAGAACAGTATCGCCACCAATCTACTGATTCTTGATGAGACTTTCGACAGTTCTCTCGATGCGGATGGGGTAGAAAACCTACTTAAAATCCTTGAGACAATAGACAATGACACCAATGTGTTTATTATCTCGCATAAAGGTGAACTTCTTGATAATAAATTTGACCGTAAGATTGAGTTTATCAAGCACAAAAACTTTTCTAAGGTCGCTTGACTTTACCCGCAGAAAAGTGTATAATAGGTGTAAATTAACCCGCATAAAAATGCAAGGAATATATTATGGAGTTATCAGCAACAACATTAGAGGTGCTTAAAAACTATGCCTCTATTAATTCTAACCTCGTTTTTAACGAAGGTAATGTGATTAAGACTGTTTCAGAAGCAAAGAATGTTTTGAGTACCACGAATCTGGATGTTCAATTTCCTTTAAAGTTTGGCATCTACGATCTTAATGAGTTTCTAAACACAATTGCTTTGTTAGATTCACCTCGATTAAAATTTGAAGAGTCTCATGTTATCATCAGTGATGGCAGTGGTAGATCTCGGGTAAAATATTTTTATTCAGATCAAGATGCATTGACATCTCCTTCTAAAGATATTATTATGCCTGATCCTGAGGTTAAGTTTACATTAGATAGAGAGACTCTAAACAAAATTAAAAGAGCTTCCTCTGTTTTAGGTCACCATGAACTCTATGTGTCTGCTAATAACAATGTGGTTAATTTAAATGTTATAGATAACAGGGAAACAACATCGAATGGATATTCCATAGATGTTGATGGAACTTTTGACGATGATAATTTTAATTTTGTTTTTAATATTACAAATCTTAAAATGATTGAAGGCGATTATGATGTCGGCATATCATCTAAGTTGATTTCCCACTTTGTCAATAAATCAACTCAGATCGAATACTGGGTTGCCCTTGAAAAAACTAGTAATTATGGAGCATAAAATGATTGATAATGAAGAAATAATCGAACTGTCTAACCGAATTACCCGCAGTACGGTTGCAGTCATTGATACTGTTGCAGGTCGTGGTGGATTTAGAGGAGAAGAATTAGCTACCATCGGGCAATTAAGAGATCAGTGCATTGCTTTGATCCAACTTCTTGAAACTGAAGAATCAAATGGAGAAATGCCTCCCGAAGAACAATAACTTTTTGATCCCTGTTAGCTCAGTTGGTAGAGCAAATGACTGTTAATCATTGGGTCCGTGGTTCGAGCCCACGACAGGGAGCCACTTTAATTTTTATTATGAGATATATAAATGAAAGAAGAATTTCTTTGGGTCGAAAAGTACCGTCCGCAGAAAATTGCAGATACAATTTTACCTCCTCAATTAAAAGATGTTTTTACCAAGATCGTAGAGTCTGGTAAACTGCCTAACATGCTGTTCTCAGGAACAGCTGGCTTAGGCAAAACAACTGTAGCTAAAGCACTTTGCTCTGAATTAGATTTAGATTATATCGTTGTCAATGGATCTGAAGAGGGCAACATAGAAACTCTTAGAGGTAAAATAAAACGATTTGCTTCTTCTGTATCTCTGCAAGGAGATTTTAAAGTTGTTATTCTAGACGAAGCAGACTATTTAAATCCTCAATCGACACAGCCCGCATTGCGTGGATTTATTGAAGAGTTTTCAGATAACTGTCGTTTTATTCTTACATGCAATTTCAAAAATAGAATTATTGAACCACTCCATTCTCGATGTAGTGTGTATGAATTTAATACATCTAAGAAAGATATGATAGATCTTTGTCAGCAGATGATGATCAGAGTCAATACTATTTTGGACAATGAAAAGGCAGATCTGCAATTGTCTAATCAAGATCTTGCAGAACTTATAATGCGTTATGGTCCAGATTGGCGCAGAGTTATTAATGAGCTGCAACGATTTTCGATTGGTGGAACTCAGATAGATCAGTCTTTATCTGCGGATAATTATGCTGTCTTATTTAAAGCACTTAAAGATAAAAACTTTAAGACAATGCGATCTTGGGTAGCAAATAATGTAGACGTTGATACCTCTACAATATTTCGACACGTATATGATCATATGAATACAGTCGTTGTAGAAGCATCTATACCGCAATTAGTTCTTATTCTGGCAGACTATCAGTATAAAGCAGCATTTGTTGCTGACAATGAGTTAAATATCGTGGCTTGTATGACTGAAGTAATGGCTGGAGTTGATTTTTTATGAGCCCGTTTGAATTTGTAAATGCCATAAACTATAGTAAAAATAATCTGATAGTAGATGATCTTACTGAAAAAGATTATTTGCCATATATGGTTAACAGATCTCTTTCATATTTTTCAGACACAGTTGCTGTTGCTAATGTTATGAATCAATATTATGATTTAGATAAAAAACTTCAGTTTGATTTTCTTATAAATATTGTAAGAAAACGAAAACGGATGTCTAAATGGATTAAGCCCGATATCGTTGATGACTTGGAAGTGGTAAAAAAGTATTATGGTTATAGCAACGAGAAAGCAAAACAAGCCTTATCTTTACTGTCCACCCAAGATCTAGTAGAATTAAAGAGAAGGATTTATCGCGGTGGAAAAAAATAATATTTGGTCTCCTTTGGAGATGTTAGAAATAACTTTGAATGAACCTGATGATTTTTTAAAAGTACGAGAGACTTTAACTCGCATCGGTGTTGCTTCACGTAAAGAAAATAAACTTTTTCAATCATGTCATATTTTGCACAAGCAAGGTAGATATTTCATAGTTCATTTCAAAGAACTATTTTTATTAGATGGTAAAAAATCTAATTTAGAAGAGAACGATCTTTTAAGAAGAAACACTATTACACAACTTCTTAGTGATTGGGGTTTGGTTACAGTGTCTAAAAAATCTCAAATTAAAGAACAAGCTCCTCTAAGACAAATCAAAATCATTTCCCACAAAGAAAAAGATCAGTGGGAATTATGCCCCAAATACAATATCGGAAATAAATAAAAATACTTGACATTTAGAATAAAATGTAGTATATATATTAGTGTCGATGCGGAATTGTCCGATCGATAGACAACAATCTTGCTTAAATTAATAAGGAGATAGCAATGGTTAATACACGAACAAAAGTGTTTTCGTTCCCCCATTCTCGTTTCATTGGTTTCGACCACGTATGGGATGAGATAGAAAGACTAACTGCCGCTGGCGCAAACGAGAAGGGTTTTCCTCGTCACAATATTATCAAATATTCTGATACGGAATACGCCATGGAATTTGCACTCGGTGGTTACAAAAAGAAAGATCTAGACATCGAAGCAAAACCTGGTGTACTAGTGATCAAGGGAAACCCTGAAGAGGATACCCGAGAGTATCTTCATAAG